CAGCGACAGACTCTTTAAGCACCTATAATGCACGAAAGATGCCCATCGGCTTCATTGCCGGTGGGCTTCTTTTTTTATACCATTTAATTATAAACAACCGAAAGGAGGCATCGGCTGTGCTGGAATACTACAATCCGAATCCCTCTGGCCGCCATGTAGGTGATTGCGCCGTCCGCGCATTGAGCAAGGCGCTGGATTGGCCCTGGGAGAAAGCATACCTTAAGCTGGCTCAAGCCGGGTATCTCATGGCGGATATGCCGTCAAGCAACAGCGTGTTTGGCGCGGTCCTCCGCGAGAACGGATACAAGCGTGAGGTCATTCCAAATGAATGTCCGGATTGCTACACGCTGGCAGAGTTTGCACGGGATCACCCGAGCGGGACCTATGTGGTCGGGATGAACAACCATGTGGCAACGGTTATTGACGGAACCATCTACGACGCATGGAATTCAGAAGCGGAAATACCTATCTATATGTGGAGAAAGGATGATTGAAATGGCGTATAACTACTTTCCTGTTGGCTATCAGCCCTATCAGCTTCAGCAGATGCAGCCGGTGCAGCAGCCGGTCCAGGCACCTTCTCCGTCGCTCCTTTGGGTAAGGAACGGCCAGGAGGCGGCCATGTATCCGGTAGCTCCCAACAATGCTGTCGCACTGTGGGACAGCGGCGCTCCGGTCATCTACCTTAAGAAAGCAGACGCGTCCGGGAAACCGTCCATGCAAACCTTTGACCTCGTAGAACGCGTTGAGGCGCCCGTAGAGAGCGTTTCACCAGCAGAGAGCAAAGATATGTTCGCAACAAAGAACGAACTGGCAGCGCTGGCCAGCCTGGTCAAACGGATAGAAGACAAGGTCATACGATTGGAGGATGATGTTGATGAGTAACCCTTTCTTTAACGCGCTTGGTGGCATGACCCCATTGTCCATGCTGTCGCAGATTCGCTCAAATCCTCTTGGGGTGTTACGGCAGGCTGGATACAATGTGCCGGACGGCGTGAATTCCCCGCAGCAAATCATTCAGCACCTGATGAATTCCGGTCAGATAAGTCAACAGCAGTTATCCAACGCCCAGACTATGGCCCAGCGCTTTGGAATCCGTTAAAATCAACCGCAAGTGCGCATAGCGGATGATAATAAAAAACGAAAGGAAAATACAAAATGGCTCTTACTGAAGAATCCGGTGGCGTTCCTGCCACCATGCTGGTCAGCCCGACCGGCGGATACGGAGGCAATGGTATGTTCGGTGGCGACGGCTGGTGGATCATTCTCCTGTTCCTCGTCTTTGGTGCTTTCGGTGGCAACGGCTGGGGAGGCAACGGAAATGACGGGTATATGCAGAGAGGTTTTGACCAGATGGCGCTGACCAACAGCATTGCCGGCATCAATTCTGGCGTACAGAACCTGGCCACGCAGATGTGCGCCGGCTTCGCGAATGCTGAAACCGGAGCGACCGCACGGCAGATGGCCACGATGAACCAGATTTATGGTCTGTCTTCCCAGTTTGCCGATTGCTGCTGCGAGAACAGGCTGGGCATTGCCGACCTCAAGTACACCATCGCAACCGAAAACTGTGCGGACCGCGCCGCTGTTTCCGATGGCATCCGTGACGTAATCACGAACGCTACGGCCAACACGCAGGCTATCCTGGACAAGCTGTGCGCTCTTGAGCTTGACGGCTACAAGAGGGAGAACGACAACCTGCGGACACAGCTTAACATGGCCAACCTCGCGGCATCCCAGACCGCGCAGACCTCTCGCCTCCTGGCCGATAACGCCGCACAGACGGTGGCCCTGGAGCAGTATCTCAATCCGGTTCCCGTGCCTGCGTACATCGTGCAGAATCCCAATTGCTGTGCGAACAGCTATAACGGCTGCGGCGCGTTTTAAGGAGTGAGAACATGGCAGAATATCTAACGAGGGACACGGTTGAGAGTGTTGCGCTCAATGCTCCCATCCAGTTCATTGATTCTATCCCCTGCAATAAGGGCTACGTATTCCATCAGCCTGGCACCGGGATTTTTGTTCTGCGTGGGATCGTCAACAACCCGTGCGCCTGCTTCGCCCGGTATGAGGTGGAGTTTACGGGCAACATCTCCATCCCCACCGGCGGGGCAATCTCACCAATCGCAACGGCCATCGTGGTTTCCGGAGAGGAACGGACCGGAAGCAGGGCGATCTACACACCGGCCGCCGTAGACGATTACGGGAACGTCACGAGCCGTGCGACCGTAGACGTACCGAAAGGGTGCTGCTTCACCGTTTCGGTAGAGTATGTCAATGGTACGGTCAATGACCCGACCACAACCCCGACGCCGCTCATCAACGTCATTGACGGCAGCTTGAGCATCAGCCGGGTAGCCTAAAGAAAGGAGAATAGCCATGCATGAGATTATGGAATTGAAAGAAATGCTCATGGAGGAACTGTCCAAATTCGGTTCAAAAGGCGACCTGTCCGCAGGCGACCTGGAAGTAGTGGACAAGCTGGCCCACGCGATTAAGAACCTTTGCAAAATCGTGGACGGCATGGACAAAGGCTATAGCCGCCGGCCCTATTACGAGGACGGCGGGGCCTCCTATCGTCGCGGAATGAGCGGAAGAAGGGACTCGCGCGGCCGGTATGCCCGTGATGGCGGCAGTATGTACTACCGGAGTGCCGACGAGTTTGCCGAGCAGATGGAGGAACTCATGGAGTCCGCTCCCAACGAGCAGATCAAGCAGCAGATGCGCCAGATGATGCAGGCCATGTAAGTGCCACGTATCTGCCACGACGTTCGCGAAACCATTGTATTTATTAGGTTTTCTGCGGGTTCAAGTCCCGCCTCGCGCACCAGCGGCGTAAACGCTGCACCATAAGGAAAATACCCGCTTTCCCTTATATTACAAGGGATTGCGGGTATTTCCTTTTCATTCTCATTGTATCATTTTTAGACCGTTTGTACCGGCATTTGGACTTTTAAGTGCCACGTAAGTGCCACGAAAATGCTATTCTTTGTCGCAGAAAAACGCCTGTAACCTGGCACCGGCGTCCGTCATGTCCTGTTCTGACAGATGCGTATAAATTTTTCTCATGGTCCCCAGGTCCTTCCATCCGCCCATTTTCGCACATTCAAGCTCCGGTATGCCCAGGTGATGGCAGAGAGAAGCGAAGCTGTGCCGCAGGCCATGCACGCCCACTTCCGGTAGCCCGGCGCGCCGGCAGACTTTATTCACGTCCGTGTACACGGAGTTAGGCGTTCCGGTGAACACTTTCCCTGTCCCTTTCTTCGCCAGGAGCTTCCGAAGCTGCGGGATGATGATAGGCACGGTCCTGGAAGACGAAGCGGTTTTGTTCGTCTGCTTTTCCTCATAGCCGTATGGACCGCGCACGACGGCCCCACGCACGGTGATCGTGTTCTTCCTGGTGTTCACGTCCTTCCAATCCAGCGCCGCGATCTCTGACAGCCGCAGGCTGCACAGGGCCAGCAGAGCGGGGATTTCACAGCGTTCCCCTGTTACGGCCCGGCAGAAAGTTAAAATCTCCGTATGGGTCAGGTACGGCCTCTCGTGGCGCGGTATAGGCGGCAGATTGATGCCCTTATAATTTATATTGTATTCCGCCAGCGCAGCCGTGACCAGGCCCCATGCATTTCGCACGGACTTTGCCGAAACGCGCTGTGCTTCCTCGTTTACCATCCTCTGAAGCGTCTGCCGGTCCAGGTCCGCAAGGGGCAGATCCATGTAATCCCGGAACCTGTACTTCCTGGACGTGTTGTATGACCGGATGGTGGCCGGCGACAGCACGTTGCTTCTCAATTCAATATATTCATCTACGACCGCGCCCAGGCTTTTCCTGGGTACGGTCTTTTCTTTTTCTCTCCCGTCGCGCATGGCAAGCGCACGGGCGAGGGCCGTTTCTTTGTATCTGTCCGTGATGCTGTACTGCTTCCCGCCTACGGTGATCCGGACGCGCCAGTTTCCGGACGGCAGCCTCTCCGGTGTAGGTATGCTTCTGCTCATATCATGCGAGGGAAGCGGAGTATCCGCCCTTTTTATACGGGTCAAGCAAACCGTCTACGGCCTGCTGAATAGCGCGCGGCGCGTCCAGGTATGCGTCAACAAGGGCCGGGCGCGCAGGCGTCTGGAATCCACCGAGTATGTCCGGATTGCATCCCAGTATGTCGCATATCTGGAAAAGGCGGGTGGCTCGCGGCAGGTTCTTGCCCAGGCACCAGGCGGACACCGACGCCTTGCTTACGCCTATTGCATCCGCAAGCTGGTCCTGGTTCATCCCCGCTCTGCGTATCTCTGCCGATAGGTTTCGTGCGAATATCATCGCATATTCCTGCTCTGTTTTCATCTGCTTTCCTCCGAGAATTGTTTGACACTATTATAAAATATATGCCATCTTGAAATCTTGAAGAAATTGTAAATTTGTTATTGACAATATTAAGGACCGGCCTTATACTATTGCCAAGAAGTCAAGTTGAACTTGACTCAATCACAAAAAGGAGGGATACAATGCCGAAAATGACACTGCGAGAGGCGCGCAAAAAGCGAGGGCTGCGTCAGCAGGACGTGGCGGACCTGATCGGATGTACCGCCGCCAGCCTGTGCAGGTGGGAGCAGGGGGAGCGCGAACTGAAAGTGACCACGTTCTTCCGCCTCTGTGACGTGTACAAGTGCAAACCGACGGACATTATTTTTACCCGCGAAGTCAAGAACAACATTACAGATTAACGCAGAAAGGAAGAAGAACATGATTCAAGAAGCAACAAAAAACGAGATGACGATCCAGGAAATCATCAGCAATACGGAAAAGGAACTCCGCGAGGCGGCCCTTCTCCTGGAAGCGGCCGGCGGGAAGCTGGGTGCCTTTGCGCACGATGCGATGGTTCCTAACGTAGCTCCCGGATGCCTGGAGGACGCCTGCCTTAACCTGGTGGAGCTTTCCAAACACCTGCGGGAGCGTCTTGCGGAGCTTAAGGGGTGGGTGCGGTCATGATCCGCGAAGCCGCTGTCATCCTTGCCGGCCTGTTCATCATCGGCGTGGCCGGCGGCCTTGAAAAAGGCATGGTCAGCGTCCAGGTGGCGCTGATTGCGTGGGGACTGGCCGTCGTAACGATTGCCGTTCTGGTCCTTATTCCAAAGAAAGCAAAAAAGAAGTGACCCGGTCGTTCTACCAAAACGACCGGGCCGGGGTAGCGAGTGTCCTCCAAACAGGCATCTCTCTCCCCATTATAACACAAGGGGTGATAACAATCAAGATTGACACAAGGAAAGGTGACGAAGCTATCCGTTTCTGCATAGGCGGTTGGAAGGTCGCAGAACATCTCAACCTTACGGAGATGGGCAAGCGGATGGGGATCGCACGGCAGACGGCCGCCGAGAGGATAAAAAATCCAGGCACGATGACCGTCAGTGAACTCCGCGCCGTTATTATTCACGCAGGCTGTAGCAAAGACGACATTTTCAAAATGATAACTGGAGGAAAAAGCAGATGATGACACGAAAAGAAGTGCTGATGGCCGCATTTGAGGCCGTCCTGGACGCAGAGGAAGAAACGGGGTACCAGATTTGGTTTGATTATGCCCCACACGTTGACGGATTCACGGTGTACACCGTCAACACGAAGCGGTTTCCGGAGGACCTGGAATACACGCACGTTTACCTGACGGAGATCGCGCAGGACATCAACGAAACGTCGCTGGACGCGCTCCGGTGGCGGCTGCGCAAGGAAGAACTGGACAAGCAAAGGAGGGATCCACATGGCCGATTGGTTTGAGGAACCCGAACCCGTCAATTGGGACGAGGTTGACGAGGTCCTGGATGTCCTTGAGGACATGGACTATGACAGATACGTAGACAAGATGCTGGAGGAAAAAGATGAAAGACATCCTTAAGACGGTTTCCAAGGCGCACGTTGTATACAAGACGAAAGACGGCAGGCGGGTTCCCGGCGCGACGACCATAACAGGGCTTCGCGCCAAGCCTTACCTCATCACGTGGGCGAACAACCTGGGCCTTGAGGGGATTGACTCCAACAAGTACAGGGACCAGGCCGCAGAGATCGGAACGCTGGCGCACGCGCTTATCCAGGCGCACATCCAGGAACAGAAGCTGGACACAAGCGCGTTTTCCCCGTTGCAGATGGACCTGGCCGAGAACGCGGTCCTGTCCTACCTCTCATGGGAGAAGGGCCACAAGCTGACCCCGCTCATCTGCGAAACGCCGATGGTATCCGAAAACTACCGATACGGCGGCACGGTGGATTGCTACTGTATGCTGGACGGCAAGCCTACGCTGATTGACTTCAAGACCGGCAAGAGCATATACGACGAATACTTCTGGCAGACGGCTGCCTACGCCACGATTCTTAACGAGCATGGTCATGACGTGGAAGAAATCAAAATCCTGCGGGTAGGCAGGGACCCCACCGAGGGGTTTGAGGAAAGAAGTATAACCGATTACAGGCTTCCGTTCCAGGCATTCAAGTGCCTGCTGGACCTGTACTACATTGAAAAGGAGTTAAAGAAGTGAACAGGTTTTTCAGACTGCTCAACGCAGATGAGATAGAGTGCCGCGTCAATCAGATTTCCGAGAACCGCCTGACGCTTCTGCTCTATAAGACCGCACGGACCGACGCCGACATTCTGGACGAAACCGTAGGCGCTGGCCATTGGGAATGCGATTACAAAATGCTTGACGGCGTCCTGTACGGTGGCATCGGCGTGGACTATTTTAGCGACGGGAACTATGTTTGGAAGTGGGATGCCGGCACGGAGTCAAACATGGAGGCCGAAAAGGGCCGTGCTTCGGATGCGTTCAAGAGGGCGGGATTCAAGCACGGCATCGGCCGTGAGTTATACAGCGCACCGAACATTGTCCTCTATCCGGACAATGCACCTATCACCATCAAGAAGGACCAGCGGGGCAAGCTGGTCTGCTATGACCGTTTTGACGTCGTAGACATTGTCTACACCGAGAACGGGAAAATATCCAGGCTGGGCATCACGGCTAACGGGAAGCCATGCTACTCCTGGGCTTCCGGAACGACTCCTGTCGTTCAGAAAGAACCGCCGAAAGAGGAAGGCCCGATCTGCGAGCGCTGTGGCAAGACCATCAAACCTATACAGAAAAAGAACGGGAGCATCCGCACGGTTGACGACATCCTCAATTATTCGCGGGATACCTTCAGCGCAGACTACTGCGGCCCGTGCTGCTCCGCTCTGACAAAGGCACGCAATGAAAACGCCGTTTGACGTGGTCAAGGGTAAGATCGTTGACGTTTCCGACAACGGGGACGTCACGATCCTGGCCCACTATGACGATTGGTACACGCTGACCAAGAGGCAGTACAGCGACGTTCTTATCCAGATGATAGACGGCCGGCCTCTGTCGGACAAGCAGCGCAAAGCGTGCTATAGCCTGATTCGGTATATCGCGGACTACACCGGGCAGGGAACGGACAGCACAAAGGAATACATGAAGCTTAAGTTCCTGGCGGATGACTTCGGTGAAACGGCAGACAAGATATTCTCCCTGTCAAACGCGCCGATGAGCCTGGTGGCGGCATTCCAGCGCTTCCTCATCCGGTTCATTCTGGAATGGGACATCCCATGCGGTGACTTCCCGCTGCTCCGGTTCGTTGACGACGTCCAGGACTATATTTACTCCTGCCTGGTCAACAAGAAATGCGCCGTCTGCGGACGGCCGGCGGACCTGCATCACGTGGACCACGTTGGCATTGGCCGAGATCGGAACGAGATTATCCACGAGGGAATGGAAGTCATGCCTCTGTGCCGCATCCATCACAACGAGGCCCACACGCTGGGCCAGCAGACATTCAATGAAAGATACCACTTTGACAAGGGCATAGAGTTAGACAAGACTCTGTGCCGTATGTACGGACTAAACCGGAGGGGGCAGAAATGATCCTGACGTTTATCGCAGGAGCCTTTGTAGGTTCCGCCATCGCGGTCATAACAATGTGCCTGCTCATTGCCGGCAATGATTGGGAGGACAAATGAACAAAGTAATTCTTATAGGTAGATTGACAAAGGACCCGGAGCTTCGGCACACGCAGAGCGAAAACGCCGTCGCCGCATTTACGCTGGCGGTTGACCGGGCCTATGGAAAAGACGCAGGAGCGGATTTCATTCCGTGCGTAGCCTGGAAGCAGGCGGCGGAAACGATCACTCGTTATACGCGCAAGGGGAACCTGCTGGCCGTCGTTGGGCGGATGCAGTTCCGCAAGTACAACAAGAAGGACGGAACGGAAGTCAAAGTATGCGAGGTCATTGTTGACGATTTCCAGTTCCTGGGATCAAACGACAAGAACCAGGCCCCGGTTGACGTATACCCGGACGACGAAGACCTGCCGTTCTGACGAGGTGGCAGCATGGCGAGAGAATATTTCTGCGCCTATCATTCTTTGCTTCAAAGCCTAACGCCTTACGCAGATGCCGAATGTGGCCGCTTGTTCCGAGCCGCGCTGAAGTACAGCATGACCGGGGAAGCGGAGAAGTTTAGCGGAAGCGAAAGGTTTATATGGCCTACAATTCAAAGCATGATAGACCGGGATAATGAGAAGTACGCGGAGAAGTGCCGCCAGAACGCTGCGAACGTAAACGCTCGTTACGAACGTATACGAACGAATACGGAAGCCTACGAAAGCTACCAAGAAAAAGAAAAAGAAGAAGACAAAGTAAAAGAAGAAGTTAAGAAAGAAAGTAAACCAAAGAAAGACGCGCGCTTTACGCCGCCTACGGTTGAAGAAGTGACGGCCTACTGCCAGGAGAGAGGGAACAACGTAAACCCACAGCGTTTTGTTGACTACTATTCCTCAAACGGCTGGATGGTAGGCAAGAACAAAATGAAGGATTGGCGTGCCTGCGTGCGGACCTGGGAGCAGAAAGACGGGAAGAAGCCCGAACCGAAGTACCCGACGGTTATTCCGCAGGATGAAACGGACAGGCTGATGCGCTTAACGGAGGCGATGAACCATGAATAACAGAGATTTTGTGAAGGAAGTGGAGCGCCTGCTGCCATGCTCCAGGCGCGATCTGCCGTACCTGTTCGGATGCAACGAACGCCAGGCGCGGGAGATGATATACAGGGCCAGGGAGAATGGCCTGCCTGTGCTGATGCCAGACCGGAACGATAACCGCTATCGCGTCGCGGAAACGGAAGAAGAAGTCAAGGCGTGCTACGACGCCATGTTCAATCGTTCCGTGAGAAGCCTGATCGCGGCGAAACGGATGCTTGCCAGGTACCAGCCAGACGCACAGACGAGGCTCTAACCATGCCGGCCGGCAGCTTCAGGCAGGCGGATGTGCTTTGCCCCTTTTACCGCTATGACCTCAAGTGTTGCATCCACTGCGAGGGCATTGTAAACGACAGCGGGATCAGGCTGTCGTTTGGGAAACGGGACGACTTTGAAAAGTACATACTGCATTATTGCAGCGCCAATTACGACGCCTGCCTGGTCTACCGCGCCATTGACTCAACATATGAGGGAGTTTTTGATGAGAACGAATAGTAAAAGCTGGGCTGCGAGAAGGGCCAGAGAAATGGGGTACAACGGATGCCGAAACTGCGCCTACCAGATAGAGCCATATAGGACCTGCGAATGGATGGAGCGCGGCGGAGATCATGTCCTGCATTTTATCTGCCCCAGGTGGAGGAATAAGAATGCGACTAATTGATGCGGATGCGTTTATATCTGAAATGAACAACAGGATAGAAGCGGCCATTAAGTGGGGAGTAAATGCAATCGCAGACCGCTGTGATGACATTAAGTTGAGAGCGGAGCAAGCCGTTGCGACATTCTGCGAGGCATCACTGACGGCAAAGAAGATGCCGACCATAGATGCCGTGCCTGTGAAGCACGGGGAGTGGATAGAAGAAGATGACGCTATCATAACAGGAACGTGTAGCGTGTGTGGATGGTTCGCTATCTTTGCAGAAACAGATGTAACTGGTATGCCATACTGCCCCAACTGCGGAGCATCAATGGACGGAGGGAAAGACGATGAGTGAATATGTAAAAATCAAGCGGAGAATCTATGATGAACTCATAGATATCAAAGCAAAATATGTTGTCCTCTGCAAAATGCTTGAATCAATGGAAAAGGTGTATCAAGCAAACAGGATGGACGGAGAAAGGAAAGATAATGAGTGAGTCTGAGGAGTACAGAGCGGTACAGTTAGTGTCAAGAGAAATGGTCAGTGCTTGTGGTGCGGATTTTGTACAGTATATTGCAGACAACATCATTAGAGAATTGTCGGAAAAGGTGCTTGATAGGGCAAAATTCTCCGATGTTATTGTTAGCCTTAAACCGATGAGAATAACGGAACAGCCGTCTTGGAATCAATTGGAATATAGACGGAACATGACAGTTGCCGATCTTGTTAGGTGCAAGGATTGCCGATGGCACGAAAGAGAACAGCCAGGCATGGTTTACTGCCCTGCAACTGTTGGCGGGTGGGTAGAGGAAGACTGGTTCTGCAAAGGTGGAGAAAGGAAAGACGATGAGTAGTTTAGAAAACACTGTGACGATGAACCTCGCAAGTTACAACCAGATAAAGGCGGAGAACACAAGGTTCCAGATGTTCATGTCACGCCTGTTTGAGTACGCCGAACTCCGTGCGGATTACTCCGGGATAGACTTTGATGTGCGGAAGGTGGAAGACCTCGTGCATCTTGTCTACCCGGACTCGTACAAAAAGAAACTGGCCTCCCTGCGTACACAGCAGACCAAGTTGTCGCAGAAGAAACTGGAATGGGAAGAAAAGACCGAACCGGCCTACGACCCTGCATATGATTGACAGAGCGTTGCGGAGAAAGGAAAGACGATGCATGAATGAGAGGATGGGATGATGGTAACAAAAGGTCTGTTTTCCTCAAACACCGATGAATGGGCGACTCCACAATGGGTTTTCGATAAATGGAATGATTCGTTTCACTTTACATTAGATCCTTGCGCCGACGATCAGAACCATAAATGCGAGCGGTATTACACGAAGGAGCAGGACGGCCTACAACATGATTGGGGGGGGGGAAACGGTGTGGTGTAATCCCCCGTATGGTAGGGAGATAGGCAAGTGGGTAAAAAAGTGTTATGAAGAAGCACAGAAGCCCAGAACGAAGGTTGTAGGACTTCTTCCCGCAAGGACGGATACGAAGTGGTTTCACGATTACGTCTATAACAAGGCTTTGATTGTTTTTGTTAAAGGTAGGCTAAAGTTCGGGGGCGGGAAAAGGGATGCCCCGTTTCCCAGCATGATTTGTGTATGGCTTTAGAAAGGAAAGACGATGAGTATTCTGATTAAGGGCATGGAGATGCCGACAGAAGGGTGCAAAGATTGCCTGCTTGTCAAAAGAGGACAAGTCTTTGATATTTGTCCATTTCTCAAACGAGAAGTAAACGGAAATGTTGAACGTGGTGGAAAACCTTATGATTGTCCTCTCGTCCCCGCCCCGCCGCATGGGGATTTGATAGACGCCGTGCCTGTTGTGCGGTGCAAGGATTGCAAGAATTGGTGGTACGATGTGATTTTTGGCGATGGCTACTGTAGAGGAAGACATCAATGGAATCCAAACTGGTTCTGTGCTGACGGAGAAAGGAAAGACGATGACGAATAACGGCCCGTGCCCCTATGTGTGTGGAAACAAGTCGGCGTTTGGTTATTGCCTTACCACCGTGTGTTGCAATCCATTATTTAAAAGAAAATACGAGGAAACCCAACGATTGTTGGGGGAATATGTCAAGATAGTCCGTTGCAAGGATTGCGTCTACAAAAAAGATTGCGCGTTTACCGAGTGGATGGGAATGAACGGAAACGGTTACTGCTCGTGTGGAGAAAGGAAAACAAATGAGACTGATTGATGCGGATGCTCTTTTTGCCGAGGCAATGGCAGATGGGGCATATGGATATGTAGACGCCAAGCAGATTGCCGATGCTCCCACTATAGATGCCGTGCCTGTTGTGCGGTGTAAAAACTGCAAATGGTGGGTAGATTTAGACCAAAAAAACAGATATACGGATTGCTATTGCCATATGGTTGAATGCAGTACAGATCCTGACTGGTACTGTGCTTACGGAAGGTGGAAAGATGATGAATGACGAACTGGTAAAGGCTCTGCGGGAAACCGACTTTGATGACCTCGTTGTCATCCCGGCAGAGGAGGGTTAGTGATGAAATGTAGAAACTGTAAGAACAACGGATTTCTTACAGACGAAAATGGTACGCAATACAGTTGGTGCGAGGTGGCTTGCGACAATTTGGATGTTGACGAGGAGAGGCGTTGCGCGGCATTTGTCAAGGCTACAAACGCTGACCGCATCCGTGCGATGACAGATGAGGAACTTGAAGATTGGTATTGGTGGATGCACAAAGAGATGATGTACTACACGGACTCTCATGCCTTTGTTCATAATTGGCTGAAAGAGGAGGTAGACGATGAGTGAATACATTGTTCGTGAAACAGGCTACCCCGGAGCGGTGAAGCAAGAAGTCATCGGGGAACTGGTGCGGTGCGAGGACTGCAAATGGGGCAGAGAAGCCTGCGGAAACATTGAGTGTTCAGTACGCATAGATATGTACGACCCAGTAGAATACCACGGTTATGAATGGTTCTGCCCTCTTGGAGAAAGGAAAGACGATGGCTGTTCTAATTGACGGGATAAGCAAAGAGGACCTGGAAGAAGTCATTGTACACGCACGATATGGGGCAAATAATGCAACCATTGGCAGCGGATGGGATATAAAGGAACTCGTACGGTGCGAGGAATGCAAACACTACGAAAAGGGCGGAACGTGTTCCAGGCATGGCATCCGGATCACGATGATGCCAGAGGACTTCTGCTCAAGCGGAAAGAAAAAAGACGATGTATTATAAGATGTTCATTTTAAGGAGAGCGAAAATGAAGGACCTTAAACCATGCCCGTTTTGCGGGAGCAAGGTAATCTATGAAACCTTTTCGCAAGAGTATAAATATGGAACAAAAAACCCGCTTATTTTCTGCAATTCGTGCAAAGCTATATTTTCCATAGAGGACGAAAGCCCGTTTATAAACGTGGACGAGGACTTTAGGTGGAGAAAGACAAAGACGAGAGAGGCGTGGAACAGGAGGGCGGCCGATGAGTAAATACCACAGCGTGCGAGTATACGACCCGCAGTACGGGACGTTTGATTCAAAGGGAGAGTATGAGCGGTTCAAGGACCTGGTGCTAATGGAAAAGGCCGGCCTCATCGCAGGGCTGAAACGCCAGGTGCCATATGAGCTTGCACCGGCAAGGACGAGGGCGGACGGTACGAAGCAGCGCGCCGTAACCTACGTGGCAGACTTTCGCTACCTGGACAAGCGGACCGGAGAGTGGGTCACAGAGGATTACAAGGGCTTCAGGACAGACGCATACAAGATCAAACGGGCCTGGATGTACGAGAAGTACAAGATAGATATCAAGGAAACGACGTAAAAAAGGGGAGAGCAGTAAGCTCTCCCTCTTTTTATTCAAGCAGGTCCTCTTTCAAGAAAGCGTAAAAATTAGGTGGTATAGAGAAACACGGCGCCAGGCATGTAAGATGTGAGTGCAGAGAAGAATCCAATGGAAGGTGGTGAGAGGCCGTGCCGAAAGGGTCCAGGACATATTTGACCCCGGAATTGTGGGAGGCCGCAAAGGATGACTACATTTTCAACGGGCTGACCCAGGTGCAGATCGCGGAGAAGTACAACATCTCCCTGGGGACGATAGGCAACCGAGCAGCCAGGGACGGATGGACACAGCTACGGAAGAAATGCACAGAGGAAAAGCGAGAGGCCGTAAAGGAAACGATGCTCCTGGCGCACCAGGACGGGGACCCGGAAGTGGTCGTGCAGAGGACGGCAATGGCCTTGCTAAACAAGCTGTCAGAACGCTTTGCCACGATTGCTATAGATGACATGACCCCTACTGCAATTAAGTCGTATACCAGCGCGCTGAAGGACCTCAATGACATCCTGGGTAAAGGAAACGATGAGGTGCGAATGATAGAAGTAGTATTCCGCGACGCAGGAGAAGACGAGTTCAATGGGTAAGATTCTCCAGATACAGTTTGACCCGCCAAACGAGAAGCAGGCGATGTTCCTCCGGGATCATCATAGACACGTTGCTTTCGGAGGCGCGCGGGGAGGGGGAAAATCCTGGTCCGTGCGGAACAAAGCGGTGCGGTTATGTCTTGCTCATCCTGGCATCCGGGTGCTGATTGTGCGACGCACGCTGCCCGAATTGCGCGCCAACCATGCCAACATTCTGATAGAGGACCTGTGGGGCGTTGCCAAGTACAACAAACAGGAGAAAGTCTTCAAGTTTCCCAACGGCGCCAGCATCACGCTTGATTATTGCGACCATGACGCCGACGTGAATCACTTCCAGGGCGTGGAATACGACGTCGTGTTTTTTGATGAGGCAACCATGCTCCAGGAGGAATGGATTCGCAAAATCAATGCCTGCGTTCGCGGCGTCAATGGGCTTCCCAAGCGGACCTACTACACCTGCAACCCCGGAGGACCGGCGCACGGGTACATTAAGCGCCTGTTCATTGACCGACGGTTTGAGGGACGCGAGGACCCGGAGAACTACTCCTTTATACAATCCCTGGTGACGGACAACGTCGCGCTGATGCGGAGCAACCCGGACTATCTCCTGGAATTGGAGAATCTGCCGCCGAAGATACGCGACGCCTGGCTGTATGGGCGCTGGGACATCTTTGAGGGGCAATTCTTTGAGGACTTCCGGACCGAGCCTGACGTAGTGGAGTGTGAGCAGGCCGGCATCACAGTGGATGAGGCGAGGCACCAGCACCGGTGGACGCACGTTATTCCGCCGTTTGACCTGTCGTCCAGGGAGTGCCGGGGCTGGAACATCATGCGCTCGTATGACTTCGGGTACAACAAGCCCTTCAGCGTGGGCTACTGGGCCATAGACTACGACGGAGTCCTGTACAGGATCGCGGAGATATACGGATGCACGGAAACACCCAACGAGGGCGTCAAGTGGACTCCGGACGAGCAGTTCCGACGCATGAAAGAGTTTGAAAGCGAGCATCCCTGGTTCAAGGGCCGGGAGATCGTGGACTCTGTCGCTGACCCGTCCATATGGGACGCCTCACGTGGCGACAGCGTGGCGGACACGGCGCTCAAGTATGGTATCAGCTTCTCTCCAGGCGACAATGAGCGGATACCTGGGTGGATGCAAGTCCACTACCGGCTCCAGTTTGACGACAACGGGTACGCCAGGATGTACGTCTTTGACACCTGCCGCGCGTTCATCCGGACGATCCCGCTGCAAATGTACTCGCAGACC